TAATAGATACATCAATGAATGAATATAGCAGAAGTGTTACTAAGGTAATGGTAGATAAAATGCCTAAAGAAACTAAATATGTTTATATAGGTGCATTAGATGATAAAACTAGACCTGAATGCTTAGAATATATGTCAGCAGGTGAAATGACTAAAGATGAGATTATTGCACAAGGTTGGGAGGATTCTTTTATTAATGGTGGTGGCTATAATTGTAGGCATAAGTGGGAGATAGCAGTTCAAGATAAGTTTGGACATGATCCTAAAGGTGCACAAGAATTAAGAGATAAGAATTAATGGCTAAAGAAACAGGCAAAAGATTTAAAATACCTACTCCACTATTTGACACAAAGTCACTAAGTTTATTTGAAGCTATAATTGTAAATGAATACAGAAAGATAACGTTTGATAAATCTAATCCTAAAATGGCAGATGGTAGAAGTTTTCCTAAATACTCTAAAGGCTATGCTAAACAAAAGAAGTCAGGCAGCATAAGTGTTATGGGTGGAAAAACATCTGTGCAGGGTGGTTATGAAAATTCTACTGCACCTGTAGTTAGAGGTGATTTAATGTTAGATACTGATTCTAGCTTTAGTGTAAGAGATAATGCTATTTACATAGGCTGGGTATCTCATGCAAACAAACTTGAATGGTTAAGAAAAAATAAAAGAATTTTAACAAGCAGACAATACCCTATCAATCCTAATGTAATTAAGAAGGTTATGCCTTCATTTAACAAAGAACTCAAAAGAAGAATGCCTAAAGGAAAACACACTATTACTATAGGTAAGAAGAAATAAATGTTTGATAGTAAGTATTTTTGTTTAAATTATATCGAAGTTTTATAAACTAATTACTCACAAAAGAGGTTCAAATGTCAGAAAATAACACAACTCAAACTGAAGCAAATCAGGTAAATCAACCTAGCACAGAAGCTAGTCAAAACAATGTATCAGATGCAATCCCTAAGTCAAGATTTGATGAGGTTAATACTCAGAAGAATGATTATAAATCTCAAGTAACAGATCTTCAATCTCAATTAGATAAGTTTAGAGCAGACCAAGAATCAGCTAGGCAGAAGCAGTTAGAAAAGAATGGTGAATATAAAACACTTCTTGAAGAAGCTAATGCTAAACTAGAAAAGTCCTCAGTTGTTGTAAAGGAATACGAGGAGTACAAGTCTAATAAGAGAAATTCCTTAATGGAAACTTTAACAGAAGATACTGACAAATCTATTGCAGAAGGACTATCACTTGACAAACTAGAGTTGTATGTAAATAAAGTAACTAAAGTAAATTCTGTTCCTACAAATACAAACAGAGCTACTTCAAATGCACCTCAAGGTGACTTTGGTGGTTATGATAGCATACAAGAGTTCGCAATGCGAGACCCTAAAGGTGCTGAAAAGTATTTAGAGCAGAATGTTCAAGGTTACATTAAGTAATTTAATAACAGGCTTTAAATAGCAGCACATTCAAAATGAAGGCTATAAGCAGTTGAAAGAATGTGTAATATAAGGAAAACTGTAAAATGGCAAATACAGACGTAAGTGTTGCAGCAGGTGGTTTAGGAAAAACCATTGCAGCAGCAATAGTACAATTCAACAAAGCAGCAGTAACTCCTAGCACTGTCTCACTACAAGCAGCACAGGCAGGATCTAATGTTGTTCAATTCCCAGTATATGCAAAACTAGGTGTATCAGATGTAACTAATGAGGCTACAGGAGATGAGGATACAGAAGTAGCAGCAACTAGCATTACAACTGCTGCAACTAATGTGGAAGTATTAAGAAACCACATTAATGCAAGAGTTACTGACTTAGCAGCTCATGGTAATGCAGATGCTTTAATGGTAAATGCAGGACAGGTTTTAGGTAATGCAGTAGCAGCAGAAATGGACGCTAATATATGTGCATTATTTGATGGTTTTGCAACATCTAAGGGTACTGATGATGGTTTAAGGTTTTTAGATATAATGGATGCAGTAGCTTCTTTAGAAACTAATGATGCTCCAAGACCTTACTCAGCAGTTCTTCATCCACAACAAATGTATGGCTCTTTTGGTTTATCTAATGAGCTAGCTACAACAGCAACAGCTTCAAGTGTTGGAGCATTTGCACATGGTGGTGCTAGTTTTGTAGGTGACCAATTCTACAGAGCAGGTTTTGTGACTAGTTTAGCAGGTATTGATTTCTATACATCACCTCAAGTAATTGATGGTGCTACAGGTAGAAAGAAAGGTGCTATCTATTCAAAAACTGCAATAGGTGTAGGTTTCATTGATTTTGGTGGTGGAAACTTCATAGAGTTGAAAACTGAAAGAAATGAGCTAGGTGCATCTACTAATTTGGTAGCCAATGGATATTGGGCAGTATCTGAATTAGTTGATTTACATGGTGTAGAAATACATACTGAAATCTCATAATAGATAAAGGAAAAGGTGGTGTAAAAGCCACCTTTTTACTTACAATGTCAAGCAATAAAAAAGATATAGGAAACCTAAATAATAAGACCTTTGGTTGTCAGCTTGATCCTGACAAAAAACTAAAACTTGTTGAGAATAAAGATAAAGGACAACAAGCATACTATAAAGGCAAGAAAATGAAATATATGGATTATGTGCAAGAGGTTTCTGACAGAATTGAAAGAAATAAAAAAGGAAAAGGTGTAGATAACATAGGCATCTTTGGTGGTGTAAGTTTTGATGATAAAGGTAATGTTATTCAAGGAGAATAAATAATGTCAGATAAAAAGAAAGAAGTAAAAAAAGAAGTAAAGAAAGAAGTAAAAGCAATAAGCTACAAAATTACAAAGCCTAATGGTAATGTAATCAAAAGAGATAGCTTAATAGATGCAGAGATAAAAATGTATGAATCTAAAGGTTGCAAAGTGGAGGGTGTATAATTATGCTTATATTCTCACCAATAACTACAGAAGCTGCTTTGGGAACAGATGATGCAGGTTCTTCAAATGTAGGCTCTAGTGAATTTGTCAGGCTATACAATTCTGCAGCTGCAGGAACAGAGCATTTAGTAACATTAAACACATCTGATGGAACAGATATTGGTACTTTTAGTTTAGAAGGATTAGATACTGTTATAATAAGAAAAGCAGCAACAGACAAAATATTTGCAGCCAATGCAGCAGTTCTTGCTTGTGGTGTTACTATTATATCAGATGCACAGCCTAAAAAATATTCTAAATCTGCAGGATAATGTCACTAATAGAAAACATTAAACTATCAGAAGGGTTCAGATCTAAAGTCTATAAGTGTACAGAAGGTTATGACACTATAGGCTATGGTTTTGCCATTAAAGATTTAGTGCTAGGTGAAGATATTTGTGATATGATTCTAGAAAGAAAACTAGCAGAACTTAAATTAAGAGTACATCACCAATTCCCATTCCTAGAAGATTGCCCTGAAGAAGTGCAAGATGTTATTATAGAAATGTGTTATCAGATTGGTGTAAAGGGTGTATCTAAATTCTCTAAAACTATAGACCACATCATGAGGAAGGACTATAGATCTGCTAGTGCTGAAATGCTTGATAGCAAATGGGCTAGGCAGACACCAAATAGAGCAAAGAAACTATCAGACCAAATGAAATATGCAAGATAGGCTTGGTTGCCCTAACTGTTATAGTATACAATTAACAAAGAGTGGCATAGAGCATGGTAAACAAAGATACAAGTGCAAGAGATGTAGATGCAGGACAGTATTTCCTATAACAGATTTAGATTTAGTAAGAGAAAATGTAAGATATAGGAAAGAAAAACAGAAAGCCCAAGATGTTACCAGAATAGAAAGAAAGGGCTTTAGAGAACATGCAAGAATTGAAAATGCTGTAGAAGAATACAGCAAAGAATTAAAAAAGCTTTTTGAAAATTATAAACTACACAAGATAACTAGAAAGTATAAAAGTAGTAATAAAGCAGCAGGAGTAATACAGTTTAGTGATGTCCATTTTAATGAATTAGTGGATTTGCAAAATAACAAGTATGATTTTAAGGTTGCATCACAAAGATGTCAATATTTTGTAGCAAAAGCTAAACAATACTTTAAGAATGCTAATATAACCAACGTAGTAGTGGCCTTAACAGGAGATTTGCTTAATTCTGATAGAAGGTTAGATGAACTGCTAAACCAAGCTACAAACAGGGCTAAGGCTACTTTCTTATCTGTAGATATTATGCAACAAGTAATACTTGACTTGAATAAAGATTTTAATGTATCTGTTGCAAGTGTAGTTGGGAATGAAGGTAGGGCCAACAAAGAACTAGGTTGGAGTAATGTAGTAGCTACTGACAACTATGATTACACTATTTATAATTGCCTAAGATACTTATTTAAAGATTCTAAAGTACATTTTATAGATGGTGATCCTAGTGAGATGGTAGTAAATGTAGCAGGTCAGAACTTATTGTTACTACATGGACATGGTGGATTGAGAGGTGGAATAGAAAAAGCAATTAATCAAATCATGGGCAGATACTCAGCTAAAGGCATAAATATAGATTATGCAATATTTGGACACGTTCATTCAGCAAGAGTAGGAGATAATTATTCTAGAAGCTCCAGTATGGTAGGTGCAAATGATTACTCTGAAAAGGCTTTAAATTTAACAGGTAGGGCATCTCAGAATTGTTACATCTTTTATAACAATGGAAACAGAGATGGAATAAAAGTAGACCTACAAAATGTAAGTAATAAAGGATATGAAATTGATAAAAATTTGGAAGCATACAATGCAAAGTCAGCTGAAAAAACAAACAAACAAGAAACAATCTTCAAAGTTGTTGTTTAAATCTAACATACTAACCTTCTCTTATTTAGTGTGCTGTGTGCTTCCAATAAATTTAGGAGAATTATGTCAAGAATTTTAATGGCAAGTTTAAGTGGAATAACAGTTACATGGATAGAATGGTTGCCAGTAGCTGTAAGAGTATTGGTAGGGCTAGCAACCTTTGTCTACATATGTTTAAAAATTTATAAACTATACAATAAATGAATGAAGAAGAATTACAAAAACAAGCAGAGGGCTTTCTAGGTAATTGGTTATGGTTGTTTCTTTCAGGTATAGCATTCCTTCTGTTCAAATCAACAATAGAAAGTGTTGTAGAGGGGATAAAAGTATTTCTAGGAAAGGACATTAATACAGATGATGTGGTTATTTTAGATGATAGACCTGCAAGAGTTATTAGAGTTGGATTATGGAAAACAACCTTTTTTGCCTATGATATTGGTACAGCCAATGGCAAACCTTTTGTTAAAGGTGGCACAAAAATACAGATCCAAAATGATAAGCTCAAAGACCACATTATAGAAAGACCATTGCAGATGCTAGATTTAAGTAAATGGGAAGGCAATGATTAGAAGCAGGTTACAAGACAAGAAAGCAATAGCCATAGTTAAAGGTGAACTTGATGTAAGGTTAAATGCTTTTGGTTTAAAGATAAGAAGGCTTGAAACTGAGCTGAGAAGTCTCAGGGCTAAAGTCAAAAGATTAGAAAATAAAGGAGAATGATATGGACTTTTTAGGATTAGGATTAGGATTAAGTGGTAGTGGAATAGCATTATTTATATTAAAGAAAATACCAAATGAAAAGATATGTGCTTTTATGGAAGGCTCATTTGAAAAGCTAGGCATATTGATGACAGCAGGACTTACTAAGTTTTGGGCTACTAAAGCACTATGGAACAAAACAATAGAGCCCTATTTTATAGACCTTATTGATAATGTGGTAGGTGGTGCATTAAGAGGTTTGATTAAAGGTTTAAGGTCAGATAACAAATAATGTTACAAAAATTAGTTATCAATAAAATTATCAACCTTTTAGCTAAAAACTTTAAGTTATTTAAAATATTAGAGTATGTTGAAAAACCTAATGAATTAGACCATAAAGTAATAGAGCTAGAAAACAAGATATTAAAGCTAGAGAAGTTGCAGAGCAAAGTAAAGAAGATAGAGAAAAGGCTAGTCATATTTAAAAAATGAAACCAATAGAGATACAAAATCTAGATCAACATTTAAAGCCACTACAAGTAGATGGTGTTTCTACAGGTCTAGAGTTATCTACTGAAGGCTTTAGAATATCATCAGGTGAGCTTGAGATTAAAAATCTAACATCTGAAACAGCAAAAGTAGATGGTGATTTAACAGTAGATGGAAACATTCAAATGGTAGGTGAAAGTGGAACAAAGATTAATATGTACAGAGGTGTGTCTATAGAGGCTACTTCTAATGATGATTTTCTACAAATAGATGCTAAAAGAATACTGCTTAATGCAAACACTAATTATACTGATTCAGGAGCAGGCTTATTTCTTCAAGCAGATGATGGGTTTGATGCACAGATATCTTTTATGGAAGCAGGAACTACAAGTTGGAGCATTGGTAATGATGGTGGAGAAGGTACTAGCACTCTTTCTTTTGTTACAGGTGCTGTTTTAGGAACTAATGAAGCAATGTCTTTAGACACTAATGGTGATTTAACAGTATTAGGAGATGTAGTAGCAGGAGATGATATAGCAGTAGCAGCTACAGGTAAATTAAGTTTAGATGGTATTGGTGGACATACTTACATAGTTGAAAGTTCAGATGATACTGTAAGGCTTTCTGTTGGTGGTGATGTAATTCTAAATATCGCTGAACAGGGTGATGATGGCAATCAAGTGCTTTTTAGTGAAGCAAGTGCAGGATTTACTCAACTTGAGCCAACTTATGGTTCATTTCTTACTCTTGTAGATTTCAGAAAATCTAACAAGCAGAATTTAACATTTGGAGCAGGAAACATAACAACTGCAAGTCTATATTTTCCTAATATGTCTGGCAATTTTACTTTAGTGTTAAAGCAAGATGGAACAGGAAGCAGAACTGTAACAAACTGGAATGTCTACGAGTTTGACGAAAGCTCTGCTGATGGCTCTGCTACTGTAGTTTGGGCAGGTGGCTCTGCTCCAACACTAACAACAGATGCTAATCATGTTGATATATTAAGTTTTTATTATGACGCAGATAATGAAATAGCTTATGGTGTGGCAACATTGGATTTTCAATTTTAATGCCTTCTATTTATGCACATACTAATGATGGATACGTAGGAAGGCATAATCAATCAAGTTGGTCTAATGCTAGAGCAAATTCTACTGGAACAATATCAAGTAGCACAACATCTGGTCATAGTGCAGGTATGCAATCATCTCTAGTATCAGTAAAGGGTGGTGGTACTGCTTATACTATTTTTAGAACTTTTTTATATTTTGATACATCTGGCATATCTTCTAATGTAGATAGTGCAACATTAACAATTCATGGTTTTTTTCGCAATACTGGTGATATTATAGTTTTAAAGTCAACATCAAATATAGGAACTCTAGGAACAGCAGATTTTGAAGAAATTGCAGGTTGGGATAGTTCAGGTACAGATGGTAGTGGTGGAGGAGACATGGAAAGTAGTGTAACTAAATACTCAAGTGAAATAACAAGTTGGAGCACTTCAGGATATAATGACATTACTTTGAATGCACAGGCTTTAGCTGATATGAGAGATGATAGTTATTTGTATGTAGCATTGGTAAATTTTGACCATGACTTGAAAGATGTAGAACCAACAGGACTTAACCAAAATGGGCTTTATTACTTGAATCAATCAGGCACAGATAAAGACCCTTATGTTGATTATACTTTAGCAGCAGTTACAGCAACAGATAATGCAGTATTTTTTGGGACAAATTTTTAAGGAGTATTATGGCATTAACAAACAAAACAATAGCAAGTACATATGGAGATATACTACAAGCAGATAATAGTGGTAGTGGTAGAACTGCTAATGGCACAACTATTAAAGATGGATTAGGACAATCTACAGCTTTAACACTAGGACAAAACAAACTTCATATTAAGCCTTCTTCTGACCAAACAGATGCTATGGTAGTTGAAACATCAGGTGGTACAGATTTATTGGTAGTAGATACAACAAATAGTGCAGTAAAGGTAGGAACTACTCAAAACTATGCCAATACTCAAATACAAAGATTTATGGTAACAGATATAGGGACTACAGATGGACAACATATGTCTATGTTTGTTGATAGTGGTTGGGCAGGCTTGACACCATTAAATTTTGGAACAGGCACAGACCCTGCAACTACATTTACACTATCATCTTCAGAGGCTAATGCAAATGCTTTAGTTGGCTCTATCTGGTACATTCCATCTGCAATAACTATAGATGAGGTTAGAGTTTTAGGTGGTGGAGAAGCAGCAGATACAGTTAATTTCCATCTGTTCTCATATACAATAGCTACAGGCACAGGAAGTGGTGCAGGAGATTTGTCTAGTGGCACATTGTTAGCACACAATGGTTCTACACTAACAACAGGAAACGATAGAGTAACATCAACAACATTAACAGTAGATTCTGCAAATGTAGCAGCAGATAAAGTGGTTCTAGCCTTTATAGAAAATGTAGGTGCAACAACAGATTTAACAGCTCAATTAATAGTAAAATATCATTATCAGTAAGGAGATAAAATGGCTCAATATACAAAAGAGATAAAATTAAGTACAGGAAAGGGATTAGATTACACTAAAACCATAACAGGTAATTACAATGTAGTATTTGATAAAGTAATTAAAGTAGATAATTCTAATGCAGGAATAGATTTAGTTAATTATGGAACAAGTGTAGCTAATGATACAATGACAGCTCCTAAAGCAATACTAGTAGAGAATACTGGCAATGTAGGGTGTGAATTATTAATATCTACAGCAGAATGGACTACTGACGATGCTACTGATTCAGCAGATACTGTAAGTGATGCTACACACTATCTTTCAATGCTTCTTCCTGCTAGCGAGTGTGTTTATCTTCCTAACAACAGATTAATTGGAACTTCTGCTGCTTTTGGTGGTGGTATGGGCGTTGAGGTGAGCAATGCTGTTCCTGATTCTAATGAGTATGTTGATAGTGGTGCAGATTTAGACCATGCAACAGCTAACACAATGGGGTCAGATGCTGCACACACTACTCTCAACCTAGAAGATGGGCATAGCAAATATTTTAAAGTAGGTGATTTAATTAGAATAGAAAATGAGATATGTGAGGTAACTGCTGTAGGAACAGGTGCAGATTTAGCTAATAGCACTTGCACAATAATTAGAGGACTATATGGATCAACAGCAGCAACTCATGCAGATGATGTTGCAATTAGGCTTCCTTTCTTTAATATGCACCATGACTTTGATGACACATCTTACAATGGTGGTGGTAATGGTAGTGCTACTGTAGTTAAAACTAATGGCTCAGGATTATTTAGAGCAATGAACTTCATGGGGTACGCTAGAACAGCAGATACTGTATGTGATGGATTGGTTGCAGGCTCTATAGCTATTAAGTTTTACGAGCATGGGTATCAAGAGTTTGGACTATCAGGGATTACTCCTAGCACAAAGTCAGGTCTTGCTACATCTACTACATACACTTTTGCTCTTACAATATCAGGTGGCTCATCAGATGATGTAGCTTTTACAACTGATTCAAGTGATGTTACTTTTGGTAATGTGATTGGAAAGATTCAATCTGCAATTAATGATAAGTTTACAGCAGGTACTAACTTAAAGAATAAAAAAGCAACCATAGGTATTGTTAATGGTGATATAAGAATTACTGATAGCTCTAGGCTTTCTACAGGTGCAGTATTAATGGCAGCACCAAGTTCAGGCACAACACCATTTGCAGTAGGAATTGTTCCTGCTGTAGGTGTACTTGAAGCTCCTGTTGCAGCAAAACTTCCTGATGATACTGTAAGAGATTCAGTTACTTATGCAGAGATAAAGAACACATCTGCCTTTTTACTTGATGATGGTAAAGGAAATTTAAGAGGTGCAGGTGGTAGTGGTACTATTAATTATGAAACAGGTGAGATAAATATGAATGCTTATCCTAATGCAGAGTTTGTAGTAAGTGCTAATACTAAAGCAGCACACTCAGGTGGTATGGAAGATGCAGCTACTACAATTAATGGTGCAGTTACTTTAGAGGCAAGATCATGCAACTCTAAAGCAGATACAGAAATAAGAGTTATAAGTTTAGGATAATAGTAGAGTGGAGCAGATTTTTGATATAATAATTGGGGTTGTTGTTCAAGTTTTTGCTCCACTCTACACTTACTATATAAATTTAAAAAAGAGGTGAATAGATGGCAGTTACTAGCTTTAAATATGCAAGTATATCAGATTTAACTAATTACTTTAATCAAGTAAATGATTTTGATAGCAAATTTCAGATATTTAATTGGAAGGCTCATGCAAGTATAGCAAATACGTGGCAAGCATGTGATACTGGCTATGTGGCAAATTTATGGAGAGATAGCATGGATTTAGGTGGCTCTCAAGCTGATGCAGCAGCAGTTAATTCTAATAATGAATGGCTTTATGTTGAAAGTGATAATTGTTTACTTTATTACGACAGCACACTTACAGCCACTACTATAAATAATTTTATATTTGAAGGTGGTGTTGATTTTACAAATTTTTTAAATCAGCAATTAGTGAATGCTAGTATGGAGCTTAACAACTTACTTGATGCTAGGTATCCAACACCATTACCTAAGAACACACAAATCTCAGAAAGTGCAGCAAGTGGATTAACATCAGAATATGATGCTCTAGTTATTAAAGCTACTTGTTATATATGTGCTAGCAATTTAATCAGATCTAAAGACCCAATGAGTGAAGAAGCTGATTATTTTTATAATTTAGTCACTAATGCAGAAGGCACAGGTATTACAGATAGATTAAACAAAGGTGAGTTTAAGTTATCATTTGAAGTAGATGATAAAGATTCTCAGGGCTCTATTAGAAAGATTACACAAACAGGCACTATGCAACTAGTAGAAACAGCAGGTGAGTATTATGGTGAACCTTATGATGTGATTAGAATTACTTGCACAACATTAGGTGCTTATGGTGTAGCTAAATGTAAAGTAGAATACTTTGGAAATGATAAGCTGTTTGGACAAGAATCTACAAATAATATTGTGACTGGTGGTTTAGATGACTGGTCAGGTTTAGGTGGTTTAAGAGTAAGATTTCAAGGTGCAGCTATGGCAGAAGATGACCAATGGGAAATACCAGTAGTATCTGAAACAAGAAAAATATCAAATGCCTCTACAGGAACAATAAGTTTAAGTAGAAAAGGAAAAATATTATAGATGGCAGTTACTTACACAAATAATTTTAATAATATTATGGATAAACTGATGGAAACTGTAAAGACAGAGATGCCTATACCAGTACAAAAAACAACCACAGCACAGCCATTATTAAAAGCAAATGAGTCTATTAGGCTAATACCTAATGGTTCAACTTTAATAGAATATGCTTCACATATGGAGCAAAGAGAATACAGCATAACAATACAATATGTATTTACTGATAGGAGAGAAAATCACAACTTTCTGGATCATGTAATGAATAACTGCTCTAGATTAGAAGCACTTATACATGATAATTTAACATTAACACTAGCAGATTCAACTACAGCATTTGACTTAAGAATGAATGATATGGAATTAGATGCAGAGATTGATGAAGAAGGTTTTTTTGTAGCAGAGTATGATTTTACTTGTCAGCATATTGGTAATGTAGCATAGGAGAAATATGAAAGTAAAAGCAAAAGAAAAATTTAATAATCTAGAACCTCAAGCTATTCCTTGTGATGTTTCAGAAAGAAAAGCATTAAAAAATGGTCAGGTTGTAGATATTGATGAAAGTGTAGCTAGTAAACTATTAGCTATGAAAATTGTAGAAAAAGTAAGTAATAAAAAATCTAAAAAAAGTAAGGAGAATAAATAATGGCAGATGCTAGAGTTCTTCCTATAAGTAATGTAAAAGCAGGTATAAAAGCTGAAACTGATGGTAATTTTGGTGTAGGCTTAGATAGCTCAGGTGCTGATGGTACTGCCTATAGACAGTTACCAATAGTACAAGTACAAAAACCTACATTTAACATTACTAGGGAATCAAGATTATTATCAGGAAAAGGCAGTATTAAAAATGCTACTGATACAATTATAAGTCAGAAAGGTGGTACTGTTACAATGCCATTTGAGATGATAGCTACACCTGAATTATTATCACAGCATCTAGCTTTAGTAGGGCAAGAGCATAGTGAATCAGGTAGTGGTGGTAGTGAAGTTCATACAACTGAATTTGATGGTAGTAGTAATGCTACATCAGTTGGTGGTGCAACAAGTGGGAATGTGCCACATAGTGTGAATTTAGCTTACTATCCTGCTGCTAGTGAAGGAATTAAGGTTTGTGGTGCAGTATGTTCAGATCTAAGTATATCTGCTGATTATGGTACAAATGGTGGATTTTTGAGCATGAGTGGTAATTACTTCTCAGGATTCTCAAAACCTGAAACAACAAGCACAGCTTTAGAAACTGATTTTACTATAGCTAACTGGACAGCACCAAGCACTTCATATTACCATATTGGTGGGCTTACTACTAAAACACTTGATGTTGAAGGTAATGCTACACAAAATCTAGTTCTTAAATCATTTAACTTTAATATAGCAAATGGTGTAAATAGATTAGGTTTTAATGGTAATGGTAATGCAGAAGCCTATGCTTTGCCTGAGTATGCAATTACTGGAAGCATATCACTTAAATATGATGATGAGTTTGATTATGGTGCTGGTAACAATGTGATTCAAGATTTCCTAGATGGAAATACTTTATCACTTGCTTTAAAGTGGGGTGATGGAACTGTAAGTGCAGCAGGTGAAATGAACATATTAGCTGAAATACAATACACAGGTGATCCTGCTCAAGACATAAGTGAAAATGGAATATTCCACAACTTATCTTTTGAGTGTGTGCAGAATGGCTCAACTGAAGCATTCTTACTACAACAGTTTGTAGGTGAATCTCAATCAGCTTGGTAAACATAATCTACTTTAGTATATTAACCATACTAAATGGAGATTAATTATGTCAAATAATGCAAAAGTAAAAGGTGAAAATGTTAAGGAATTAACATTTGAAGTTAAAGATTTAAACCTTGATGATAGTATTGAATTTAATAATATCATAACAAAAAGTGGTGGTTTAAGCAGTATAGGTTTTGGAGATTGGGTTAATATGGTTAGAATATCAACTACATTAACTGATGATGACATTAATGCTTTTACTGATACAGAAATAATAGCTATTGCTAGTAAGTGTTATGAGGTTGTGAATAAAAAAAAATTGACGAAATAACATTGATTCTTAATGTTTGGTTTGCAGTAAAAAAACCATCTTCACAACATATAAAAGAATACCCTTATCAAGGTTTAAATCCTGTAAATCAAGAACAATTAGTAATTGAAAATAAAGAGCAGGTATATGATATATTGATGCAATGTTATAATGAAGCAACAGAAAAAGGTTTTGATGTAGGAGAGGCTCTATATGAGCAACATTTTTTCTTTGCAGATACTAGCAAAATATATGATATTGATGCTCAAAATCTAATTAAAAAATACATATTTTGTGAAAACTTCAAATGCCCACCTTATCCAAGTTTGCAAGAAACACCTGCACAACTTATAGATGATTTTTTATTAATTAAAAGAGAAATACAAAAAGCTAGCAAGGAAGATAAATAATATGGCAGGACAAACATTTACACAGAAAATAAGAATACATCTAGATGGAGCTAATAAGGCTTCTAAGGGTGCTAATAAAGTAAGTTCTAGCATGGGTAGACTTGCTAAGTCAGCAGCAGGTGCAGCAGCAGCATTTTTTGGTGCAAGAATGATTATAGATGGACTTAAACAATCTATAGAGCTATCAGCAAAAGCAGAAGCATTATCTACTCCATTTGATAATTTAAATAAAGCTATGGGTGGATCAAGTGGTGCATTAAGTAAATATAGAAAAGCATTAGATGGAACAGTTAATGATGTGGATTTGATGAGAATGGCAAACCAAGCTATGACACTTGTAGTTGCTAGCTCAGAAGAAGAAATGGCTCAGCTCTTTGATACTGCACAAAGACTAGGTAAATCTCTAGGTGTAGATACTAAAGATGCTGTTGATTCTCTTGTTACTGGTATGGGTAGGCAGTCTATAATGATGCTTGACAATTTAGGTATTATAGTTTCAACTGAAAAAGCTAATGAAGATTATGCTGCATCAATAGGTAAAACAGTATCACAATTAACAGATCAAGAAAGAAAAATTGCTTTTAATAATGCTGCTTTAGATTCAGCTACAGAAAAAGTTGCAGCACTAGGTGATGAGCAATTAACAACATCAGATGCTATAGCACAAATGTCTGTAGCTTCAGATGGCATGTTTCAATCTATTGGTGAGGCTTTATCACCTGCTATTAATACATTTTCAGGTTATGTAAAAAGTGCAGCAGGTGCAGTTGGCAACTTCTTTAAGAGAATGACAGAAACTGATTTAGAAACAAGAATTAGACAAATACAAAATATGGGTGGTGAAGTTTTAGGCTTAGAAAAAATATTAGCAGAACAAAATATAAGACAGCTAGAGAGAGATAGGGAAGGCACAAGAAGTGCTGAACAATTACAAGCAACTATTCAAGTTTATGAAGATAAAAGAGCTATAAGAATGGCAAGGCTAATAGAAGTTGAAGAAGATTTGCATAAAAACAGAAAATCAATGTCAGATGAAGATATAGAAGCATTACAATATGAGGCTCAAAACATAGAAGATGCTATCAATGAAAGACAAAAAAGAGTAGATGGATTGATAGATGAATTAACTATAGTCACACAATTAGCTGAAGAAAAAAAGAATTTAGAAGATATTAATGCAAGAATAGTACAACAAGAACAGGAAGATATTGAAGTTGTTAAGGTTCAAAATCAGCAATTTAGAAAAAGCAATGATTTAAAGATTGAATCTGTAGAAAATGCAGAGTTAGAAATAACAACACTAGGCAAGTTAAGTGGAACATACAATAAAGTTAGTGCTGCTTTTGGAGATTTAACACAAGCACAAGTTGCAAGTGCTATGTCCACAGGAGCAGCTTTTAAATCAGCAGGAGATGCAGCAGGTGCAGCAGCAGGTCAGTTTATTGTAGCTAAAGCACAAGAAGCAGTTGCATCTTTTATTGCAGATAGTTTTAAAAAGTTTGGTATTTTGGGTGCAATAGGTGGTGCAGCAGCAGGTGGTGTGGTTGGAAGTTTAATGCAGGGTGCTGTCAAAGAAATGGGGCTAGTAAAAGCAGCAGAAGGTTTTGATGGAGTAGTTACAGAACCTACTTTATTTTTAGCAGGTGAAGCAGGTACAGAGTATGTTGATATTGAGCCTACTACTAATGAAGGTGCAGGCAGAGGTGGTGGAACTGTAATCTTTCAGGGCAATGTTATGTCAGATGATTTTATTATAGAAGAAGCAATACCTAAGATTAGAAAAGCTCTACAAAGAGGAGAATCTTTAGGAATTAGCTAATGATAGAGTTACCTCAAAAATTTAAAACAGACACAGAAGGAAAAGAAACATTTCTTATACCTTTAATAGTTATAGATAATCAAATGTATTTATCTACTAATAAAATAAATCTAGAAAACAGTTATGAGCCTTTGTTGAAAAGTGTTGGAAACATAAGGCAATCTATAGATATAAACAAAAAAATATTTAAAACATCTTCAGTAACCATGCAATTCTATAATTATGAATACAATAATGAAGTATTATCTGTAAGGTTATTCAATCCATCAGTTCTTAATAAGAAGCTAGATATATATTATAAGTCACAATCAGCAGAATCTTTAGATGATTGCTTAAAGGTTTACTCAGGATATGTAAAAGATGTGCAAGAAAATCTTGATTTCTTAACAATTACTGTTGAAGATAGAACTGAGGTATCTTTAAAAAATGAACTTCCTATAAGAAAAACAAGTTTAAGTGAAGATCTGCCTGAAGATAAAAGAGATGTGCCTATACCTATAGTATATGGAGTTGTTGATAGATGTCCATTAATATATAAAGATGCTACTATAATAGGCTCAGATGCTAATTTTGGCTTAAATAAACACTATAGCACAATAGCAGATGATTTTTTTATTAGGCAATGCACAAGCCCTAAAATATTTGTAAATGATAGCTATCCTAATATTTCAAAAGAACTAAGTTTATTTGAAGCATCTAAAGCAAATACCATATATCAAGGTTTGACACAAAATCAATATGATGATGAAACAGATGATAATTCTATAGTATTTGAAGCACAGGTGGATATAGAGCAGTTAGATGATGAATCAAGTGGTTTTAATGATGGATCACCTATAGCTTATAATATGGTTGAAGTAAATTCAGAATCTAGGTTAGCTTTTGAATCAGGCAAATATACTTTAGAATGGGATTTTAATGATAGCTATGATAAACCTGATGGAGATGTTGATGGTTCTAAGAAATCTGTACCTATACTGCCTTATGAAGAACCTGAAGGCACTACAGAATCAAATAGGGCTTATGACACATATTTGCAGCCATCAAATTATGCTCTTTATCCTGAAATTATACAAAACTCATCAAACAATATATGGTCTTGGGGTTATAATGCTGAATATTTTGAGTTTGATACAGGACTTGTATTTGATAAACTGAGAGGATTTAGTTTAATTTTATTTAATATATTAGAGAACTTTCCATCTCAAAGTGATATTGTTACAAGTTTAGAACATGCAGATGCTGATAGTGATGATATAGAAGTGCAATCAAGAGTAGCAGTAGATTATGCTGTGCAAGCAGAAATAACTTTAGGTGCAAATGAAGAAAATTTATTAGATTCAAGCCTTTTTAGCTCTAATTATAGATTTAGACCACAGCTTAATTTATTTTATGGAAAAACCAATCTTAAAGAAATACAGTTTGGAGTTATAAATTCAGGTGATACTTATAACACTACAGATACTGATGGTGATGGTTTTGAAGATATTGTAGATCATCACAAAGGTGATTTGAGTGGATCAGTAGGAAATTATGATTGGCATTATGTAGATAATCCTTCTGAAAAATCTTTAGAAATGTCAAACAGATTTTTTGATTCTAATGGAACAGGCTATACTATATTAAGCAGATCAGGCAAACCAATGTCTTGGCTTAAAATAAAACATTTAAAAATTTATAAACAAGCTATAGTACAAGATTTCAATAAAAGAGATTTATATGCAGAAGTTGAAGGCAGAGTAGATGATACATTTGGAACATATACAGGAGAAACATTTATAGTTTTATCAGGACAATCTGATGCAGATTTTACACAGCCAAATGAAGATAGAGCAGTAAAAGCTATAACATCAAGAAAAAAATTAGCACCTAAAGCAAAAACTAAAAAAATACAACAAATAACTAAATCAGGAAAATATTAATGCTTATATGGGATAAAATAGATAATATTGCAAAAGGTGATAGAAGTGTTAAGGTAAACATTAGGCATTCTAATATGTTAAATTTATCTGATAGTGCTGATGGAAGTGAAAGCAGTTTGCTAGCTAAAGCAATTAATGGAGAAGATGGTTTAAAGTTAGTTTTAAGTCACATGGGTTGGACATTTGGTTTTGGTCAGCAAGATTACAACTGGCACATGATGTTTTTTGCTCTTGATAATCATAGAGGCACTAATGGATTAAATGGGTTTGATAGATTTTTCAATACAACAAGTAATGGAGATGGTGATGTAGGGTTAATAAAAGATTATGGTGAAGGAGATGCAGCACATAATAAGCCTATTAATTACATAGGGCATAGCTATAGTGGCAATGCAAGTGAATTAGGCTATAATAGTGATAGCATGATTAACAACAGGCTAATATTAGAACCTGAGTGGATAACACAAGATTTTCAAGCTGTAGTAGATGTTCCATTGCCACCACCATATTGGAATAATCAAAATGGTGTAACAATATTAAATTACAGATATATTAATGAAGGCTATGGCCCAAGCAATATTGCTCTTGGTGTTTTAGGTGAGTATGGGTTAGCAACTTATGGTGAAGATTTGCAATGGTTTTACCAAACCAGTGATGAAAATGATTTTAGAAATGTGTCTTATGAAAACTTGCCTAGCACAGAAATATTGTTTGGTATGAGATTAGCTGTGGTTGATGCTAGTGGCAATAGATTGTTTGACATTCATGCAGATACTGAATATACTAGCTTATTTGGTAGTGGTGGTTGGAATAGTGACGAATGTACTATCTATCAGCCATATAACATTATAGATAGCCCACCTGCTTATGAATTTGAAATTGGATTAGAATTAACAGATTCATTTAATAATATTACAGAAAACCAAACAGATACAACACAATTAAAAATAACATCTACTAAAGACTTTACAGGAACAGTTAATTTATATGCTCTGGATTCAGGTGATGATATTGCTGCTGTTAGTAGTGCAACAGGAATAATTTTAGATGAATTTGACCAAGCACAATATGGAACAGCAAACATTATACAAAGCATAGATATAACAGAAGGTGAAGAAGTAGTTGTTGATTTAGAATATACAGCATCAGAAATAATAGGACACCAAACAGATAG